AGAACCTTCTGTGCGCTTGTAATATTTTCTTCCTGCAGCATTTAACCCACCTTTAGGGTTTTGATATTTCTTTTTAGGCATTTCTAACCTGCCTTTTTATTCTGTCAGAATAGGCAACTCTGCTACCTACTCCACCACCAGTTCTTTTTTTTCTATTCTCTGCAGCTTTTTCTGATCCAGTCATTTTAGATCGAATACTTTTAGGTAAGTATCTACCTCTTTCACTTGCAGGTTTATCCTTGTCGGCCTTACTAAGATAGTCCCAATCTTGTTTGGTCCACTTAGTTAGAGACTTTTGAGATTTTGCTTTAGCCACGATAACCTCCACCTTTAGCTTTATATTGTTTAGCTAACATTTGTGCTTTTCTTGCAGACCATTGACCTGCTTTGCCGCCTTTAGTTCCTGATTTTATTTGGCTAAACAATTTTTTTCTCATACTTGGTTTAGTATAATTGCCTGCTTCATTAACACGAGATTTAGTTTTCTTTTTTGCCATTTTTTTACATTACCTTATTTATATAAATTGTTAAAGGTTATATTAGGATCAGTATAACTTTCGTGTTCTTCGCTACTGTGTATCTCTTGACTAGGCATAAAATCAGGAGCACCTTCTCCTGTAACCCACAATGCAGGATTAGTAACTCTTACTCTATTGTTTGGTAAAGCAATAACATTACCCTTCCATTGACCTTCAGTTAAATACAATACATGACTTTGTTTATGTTGGTCCGGGCTATCAGCTATTTCATGTTCTGTGTAATCAACAGTAAAAATATATTTAGCCATATAAAACTCACCATCTACTTTTGCATACCAAGGTGATGATGACGCTCTGTCTATTGATACAACTGAATGATGATGGGACATACAATCCCATGGTTGACATAAATGATTCTCCATTCTGTCAGGCCATTCTTCCACAGGAATATCTGCTACTATTCCTTGTATTGGCATTCTAGCCCACATAGCACCACCATGAACATTATCTTCTTGGTTTTCACAACCTGTAAAAATAACTTGAAATGATAATGACCTATCAGGAATACAGTTAACTGCTACAGCTAAACCATGAATAAATTCTCCGTGGTATCTTTCGTGATTAGCCGTAAATTCTTTTCTTACCCATACCTTAAAGTAAGGGATATTCGATATTAAATAAGACATAAAACCTCCCTAATTTTATTTATCTTTTACCGCCTCTTTTCTTACCTTTAACAGATTTACCAGCTTTCATGCGAGTAACACCGCCTCTAGGTTTTCCTTTAACAGATTTACCGCCCATCATTCTACGAGCTTTACCTTTAGATGTTTTCATAGTTATCTCCTTTTGTTAACATTTCCATCTTCTTCTTGCTTGTCTTATCCTTGAATTAGGATCATTTCTAGTTTTAGCTGAACTATTTTTTAACTGTCCTGCTGACCTAGCACAATAACTTTTTCTTCTTTTTGCAGCCTTACTGCCTTTTTTAACTTTACCAGTAACAGCAGTTTTTAATTTAGAGCCAGGATTTTTTTTCCTGTAGGCAGCAACTCCTTTCTTAGTCATACCAGCACCAGACTTAGTAGGTCTATAGTTGGCACCTTTGCCTTTAGTGGTTTTTCTTATTGGTTTTTCTTTTTTTCTTTCTGCCATTATAAACTTTTTGCTACTTCCAATAGTTTCTCTGATTTTTTTAACAACTCTTCAGAGTCTTTCTCTATTTTTACAGCATCATGTAGCAAAGCGATAGACCTTTTTTCAAAAAATGATTTAACACATCCTTGAAGTATATTCCCATGTTGTAATTCTGTTAGGTATTTTTTATGATATTCACCATTAACCTTAACTAAAACATAAGTAGCGTGGTGGTCAGCATTAAAAGTAATTGTTAGTTCTTTAGTCTCCTTCATCTTCTTTATCCTTCATAAATTTATAGGTTGGCATAGTTACTTTTGCATTCTTAGCTTTTCTATAAGCGTGTAGCTCATACTTCCAGCGTGCAATCTTTTTATATTCTTCTTTATGTTTTACCATCTATCTCACCAACCAAGAAATTACCTCTTACTTCAAAAACTTGGTTGTTGTGTGTTAGTTTTTCAGCTTTTGCTTGTTGTTTTTTCTTCTTTCTAGCTGATTGTTTACCACTTCCTGGATATAGTTCTGGAAACATATCCCTTAACCACGGTCTTTTTTGTGCAGTATGCGACCTCTTACCTTTATAATTTTTATCTTTCATTAAATTCTCCCTTGTTAAGAAATATTACCATTGTTTTAAAGTATTTGGAAGCCCTAAACTAGGGAGGATGTTTAGAGCTTCCTCGCCTTATTTCGAATCATCATGTCTAACCCATAAAGTATGGAGCATAAGTATCAAAATAACAGCGAAACCATTTACTTGCAAAAACTTTCACAAGAGTATATACTTAGATTAATACTAGTTAGAATCTACCTAGTAGATTCTATACTGTTATTATTCTATACTAGATAATACATAGTATCTAGTATTATACTAGGGGGGCTTACAAGAATACCACTAGAAAAAAAGAAAAAAGTAGAAAAACTTAAATTTTCTGCAAAAAATTTTTAGAGTAAGGGATTGTTTAGCCAATATTCTAAAAAAAAGGGGGTGAAGGCCCTAACATAAATTACCAGAGGAGGAAATAATGGTAGAAAAAGCAAAAAAAACTAAAACTATTAAGAAAAAGACAGTAAAAAAGCCAAATCTTAAACGAGCTCGTACAAAAGAAGGTTATTTTAAGAAAGATGACCCAAATACACCGAATATAAACGAAGCATACGAACAACCTAACAGTCAAATACTGCAAAAAAAAGAGCAAGTTACTGATTCTAAAGTAACAAATAAGTTACCAGGTATATTACTAGCTTTAGTTTTAATAGGAATAATGATTCTAGCTGCTAATTAGTGAAATCATTGGTATTATTTGAGCAAATCACTGTGTATATGATAACCCAGTAATAGTTATGTATCTAGGGGGGTGGGGGTTTCTAAAATCGTGTGATAATTAACCTTACTTTTTTCTAGGAAATCCGTTTCTGTTTCTGAGTCGGAGGTATTCGACTAAGCGAGTGTCAGTCTGTTAGACCTAACTTGGTTCGAAGTTCTTGCTCTAGTTCTTGGATAGATTTATTTTCGTCAGTCGACTCAACTTTGTCGGTGAACATTGCCACAGATTTCCCTAGCCAAGATAGTGCTGAGACTTTGGCATTAACATTTGAATCACCATCTTCAATTATTTCCTTCAATCCATTTTCGACATATTCTTTGACAGAGAGCATGGTGGCTTGAACAGTTCGGTCAATCATTGATTGGTGGCGGTCAAGGTGTAGGGTAATCTTTGGGTGTCGAATTAATTTGCTACTCTCAACATAGACCGAAGAATCTTTCATGCCTTCACAATCATACGCAAGGCGATAACTTTCAGTAGCCGAGAGTTTTCCTTTGGTTATACCTTCCAAAAACTTTTTCTGTTTCGGTGTGAGTATTGGCAAATCTGTTGGCGAATTTTTCTTACTTGCCGATTCACTTACTAAAACTAATTTTGGTTTATCTTCTTCTTTATCTTTCATAATAATTAATCCTCAAAATATTATTAATTACTACCACAGAAACTCTGATTAATTCAATCTTAAATTTACAGTCATAGCTCTGTTGCCCCTGTTTGAAAATTAATCTCATGCGGTCTGTATCTGTTGCTATGAAATTAAATATGACAGGTGATTTATTTATTTAAAAAAATGACGCTGTGTCACTTTTCCTGGAAAATGACGCTCCGTCATCTTTATTATTAAATATATTAGCTGTAATATTTATTCTTAATATTTCGTAAAAGACTTGTGAATATTTCATTTCGGTGATACTGTGAGTAATGATTCAATTTTAAATTTTTTATAGGGAGAAATAAATCATGCAAGATACTACAAATATTAATATTAAAAACGCCAAAGATTTCACAAAGAAACTTTGGATTTCAAAAAACAAAAAGGTCAGCAGTATTGTTCCTTTATTGCGAGGAGGTTCAGGGATTGGAAAGTCTGAGTCGGTCAAGCAATTATGGAATGATGAAGAAATCAATCAAGGTCTGACTCCTGTTGAAATCTCAAGACCAAGTGCCAGAGAATTTGGATTGGTTCAAATTATGGGTTCTCATTATGGAGTTCAGGATTTGTACTTGCCGACATATGACAAAGACCAAGACGAAATGGTTCATAAGTTTATGGAATTATTGCCGAAGGATAAAGACTCAAAAGGAATATTATTTCTTGATGAGGTTGCGTCTGCAAGTCCTGATGTTCAGAAAGTTTTTCAATCTTTAATCTTAGAAAGAAGA